GTTAACATTCCGATTGCGAACGTCAACTTTGAGCCGAACAACTATGGTCCGCCGTACACCAGGATCGAGCTGCGGCGAGACAAGTCATCTACGTTCGGAAACAGTTCCACACCGCAGCGGGACGTAGCTATTACGGGCACGTTCGGTTACTGGACAAAAACTTCGCCCTGTGGAACCCTCGGAGCAGCCGTTGTAAGCACTTCCGCTGCCACCATCCAGGTTAGCAACGGTGCCTCGCCCGGCTCGGGAATCGGTGTTGGTGACATCCTCCTGATTGACGCTGAGCGCTTCCTGGTAACTGAGAAGAGCATGGTTACCACAGGGCAGACACAGCAAGGTGGCGGAGTCGGAACAGCAGTCAAGAGCGACCAGACTCTAGCAGTTACTGACGGAACGCAATTTACAGTCGGGGAGGTTCTGCTTCTCAACAGTGAGCGCATGCTCATCGTTGACATAGCGGGCAACAACCTGACCGTCATACGTGCCTGGGATGGCACGACGCTGGCAACCCACTCCGGTGCAACGATCTTCGCCGCGCGGTTGTGCACCGTGACAAGGGGTGACCTGGGTTCAACAGCGGCGACACATTCGAACTCGGCTCCGATTTCGAAGTATGCCATCCCAGGCACCGTTCGGTCCCTCGCCATTGCAGAAGCGATCAATACGATCGAGCAAGAGACTTCAGCCTATGCACGCACTGTCGGCTCTGGTGACAATGTCCGCAATGCTGGTGGCGGTGGTCTAGCAGACATTCGTGCCGTGTGCTACGCCGATGTCGGACGCAAGGCAAGGAGCAGGCCGATATGAACGAAGTCAAGACTTCCGGTCCATTGTTCGATGACCAGGCTGAGAAGGCTGCCAAGGACTACTGCTTGCGTGTCGAGGAGTCCTTGGGCGAGAAGGCCGTTAGGATGATCCATGAGCGGCTGCACCAGGTACTGCAGAACCCGACAGGCTACTACGAGAGTCAGGTTCAGGTCGAACGCCATCCGAGTGGCACGGTTGTTACTGACGGCGGCGTCATCTATGGTCCGTGGCTGGAAGGTGTAGGTAGTCGTAACAAGACGACAAGATTCAAGGGCTACGCCACCTTCCGCAAGGTAGGCCAGGCGCTTGAAGCAGCCGCGAAGCCTATTGCCGAAGCCGAGCTGCCAAGATACGTGAAGAAGATGAACTGATGGGCATTTCGGCTGCAGACGTGCGTGCGCTCTTCTCCACAATAGTTTCCTCGGCGCAGCAACTTGGTATGTTCGACCGAATTATTCAGCATGAGCCAAAATCAGCGCCGGGAGATGGACGTAGTCTTGCTATCTGGGCTGGCGATGACACGTCGATACCTCAGCTGTCGGGACTAGCGAGCACGTCTATTCGACAGGAGTTCAATGCTCGCATCTATATTCCCATGCTGACTGAGCCTCAGGACAGCATAGAAGTGGACCTACTAGAAGCAGATTTCGCATTGAAGGGTGCCTGGTCGGCTGGGTTCACGCTAGGCGGTTTGGCGTTCGAGGTGGACCTCCTTGGAGCCTACGGTACGCCATTGTCGTCTAAGAAGGGGTACATCAACCAGGACAGCAGATTGTATCGGATTTCGGAAATCGTATGTCCTGTAATCCTCGTTGACGTTTTCAATCAGGCACCTTAAGGAGGCATCATGCCTAAGACAGCAGGCCTAGGAGACAACTTTTACGTTGACGGCGTTGACGTATCAGGTGACACTCAGGCAATCAACAACATTCATGGTGGCCCTGCTGCTCTGGACATGACCGCCATTAGTAACCTTGGCTTCGCAAGGCAGGGAGGTGAGCGTGACGGCGGCCTTAGCTGGATCAGCTACTTCAACCCTGGTGCCGGGCTGACTCACGCCAAGTTGTCTGCCTTGCCAACGGCTGATGTGATCTGCTCCTACTTCCAGGGACACGCAGTCGGGAACGAGAGTGCTTCTCTGGTTGGGAAGCAGGCCAACTACGACCCGAACCGTGGCCAGGATGGTAGCATGGTGTTCACCCTGGAAGCTCAGTCGAACGGTTTCGGTCTTGAGTGGGGAACTCAACACACGGCTGGTATCCAGACCGATGTTGCAGCGACCAACTCGGCTGGCATGGATGGTCTCGCGCAGACAGCCTTTGGTGCCCAGCTGTACGTTCACTTCTTCTCCGTTGTCGGAACTTCTTGCACGGTGAAGATTCAGGACTTCACTTCAGACACGCCTGGCTCCTATACCGACGTAGCTGGCCTGACCACGACCGCTGTTACTCCTGGCCAGGCTCCGCAGGCTCAAAGGATCCAACTTGCAGGTAACGCAGTGCTTCGGCGGTGGACCAGAGTAGCGACTGTGGGAACTTTCACAAGTTGCGCCTTCGCCGTCGTCCTCGTGCGCAACCTTACGGCTGTGAGCTTCTAATGTTCGGACAACAGATCAATCGAATTCAGCCCTTGACAGATCCTAGGGCCTACCAGACGTACCAGTGGCTCGCTCCCAAGGCTTCACACTTCCGACCTGCAACATGTGAAGAGGTTGAGTGCCAGGAGTACCTGCTCGGCTTCGTGGTGACAGTAGATGAGCACACTGAGCTGGGGCAGAAGCAGGCTCACTACATCAGGCATGACCGTTCAAGAAGGCACGAAGAGATCAGAACTATCGATTCGACACTGACCGAATTCATCTTCGAACCCGGACAGACGGGCTTCGGTCACCAGCATCAGGTTCAGATTCGCCCTGAAATCTTCGTCAAGAAGGACGGCGACTTCAGAGGCAATCCCACAGGGCGCAAACAGATACTCAGTCAGCAGGACTGGAAAGACGACTTCGGCGAGCACCTTGAAAATCTCGCCGATGAACAAGAGAAAGGATAGTCGTGTCTAAAACCACTGGGCTTGGTCTCACGACCCTGTCGGTAGACGACAGCGCTGGGACTCCACAGGCAATCAAGAACGACATCACGAACTTCCAGATCGCTACTCCGCGTGGGGTGCAGGACGTGACCGGTGTGGACAAGTCCGCGATCGAGCGACTGCTGCTCCTGGCTGACTTCTCGATCACGTTGAATGGCGTGTTCAACCCAACGGCAACAACTTCTTCGCATGCAGTGTTCAGGACCGTACCATCATCGTCGATCAACCGTACGACAACTATCGTGACCGGAACTACTCCGGCTGCAACGCTGCCGAACGAGGTCCTGTACACCGACTATCAGGTTAACCGTGCACAAGATGGCTCGCTGGTCTGGGTTGCGCCTGGAGTGCTCGCCGACGGTACCGTTCCGGCTTGGTCTTGATCCCTCCGGCATCCAGAAAGCGTGATGACATGGGATATAAGAAGGAAGCAACGCTGTACCGGCTCAAGTTCCAAGATCCTGGTTTCGGGGGCTTCGAATGTGTCATGAAGTCTCTGACCATCAAGCAGTTCAAGAGACTTGCCAACATGTCTGACGAGTTCAAGAGCGGGGCAGAGGGGGCAGAGGATGCGCTTGACAGTCTGTTCGGGACGATGGCCAAGAAGCTTGTCTCCTGGAACCTGGAAGACGAAGACGGCAATCCTGTTCCTGCCACGGCCGAAGGCATCGAGGACCAGGAGCTAGACTTCATCCTTCAGATCCTGATGGCCTGGATGGATGGAGTCGCAGGAGTCACAAAAGGCCTGGGAAAAGACTCGAACTCTGGCGAGACTTCGCTGGAGGAACAACTTCAACTGGCGAGTCTATCGACAAGCCCAGTGAGCTAGACCAGGCAGAACTCATTCTCGGCCTGTGCGACAGGTTCAAGTGCCTACCGTCACAAGTCGAACGTGAAGACGCCAGCCTGCTACGTCTGCTGCAGATAGAGAAGCTCGGCTCCAGGGAGCAATCAGCAGAGGAGGTGGAACCAGACCTTGGTGAATATAGTTAGTGCGGCTATTGAAGTACCAGAGAGGTACTGGAGTGCGGTCAGCCAGACGTCAACCTACTCCAGCGTCCACCGATGGCTCCGGGACAATTACGGATACGCAGGTGTTTGCCAGAACTGTGGCTACAAGACTTGTAGGTGCCATCGATGGTAAACATTGTGGAAATCGTCGTTGAGGCCGCAAACAAGACTGGCGAGGGCTTCAAGAAGTCCGAAGAGGGTGCCAAGAAGCACGGCTCTCATATGAAGAGCATCCTCTCGGTTGCTGGTGCCGCTGCCGGCGGAGCTCTTGCTGCTGGTCTGTCTATCGCAGTCGATAAGGGCATGGAACTCCAGGATGTGACTGGGCGCCTCAAGGTGGCTGTGGATAACTCTGGAGGTTCCTGGGAGAAATTCCAGCCTATTCTGGCCAGGGTCACCTCCCGCATGCAGAAGCTCGGCTTTGACAGTATTGACACTGCTACCTCCTTGGGTACGATGACTACCATCACGGGTAGCACTAAGACTGCAGTTAAGGCAATGGCGGACGCTGCAGACTTCGCCCGGTTCAAGCATATCTCCCTGCAAGCAGCCACTGCGCTCGTAAGCAAGGCAATGGAGGGAAGCTCCAAGGCAGCCCATGAACTTGGCCTTAATGCGTTCCCGAAGGTCCTTACATCGGCTCAGGCACTAAGTGCAACGATGCACGATGTTCATTCCAAGATCGCACAAGAGGGTGGCATCACCGTTTGGGCCAAAGAACACCACATGAAGCTCGCTGCAGCCCATATCTTGCTTACTAAGGCCGCCGCCGGTGACAAGGACGCGATCGATGCCTTCGGTGTCAAGATGGTCAAGGTCGGTTCGATCCAGAAGAATGCTGGCGGCATCCTGGACATGATCCATCAGAAGATCAAGGGTCAGGCCGACGACTACGGTAAGACGCTAGCAGGTAAGGTTGACATCGCGAAGGCTTCTTTCTCGAACTTGGCCGCTAAGGTCGGAACGGCTCTGCTTCCTGCCCTGACGAAGCTGGCGGACAAGACCCTGAAGGTGGTCGACGCCCTGCAGAAGTCCCACTTGCTTATGCCCCTGCTCATCGGAGTGGTTGCAGCGTTGGCTGCTGGGTTTATTGCCGCCTCGATTGCTGCCATGAGCTTCTGGACTGCACTCACCGGTGGTGTGGTGCTAGCTGTCATTCTGCTGGCCGCTGTCATCATCAAGTACCACAAGCAGATCTGGGACTTCATCCAGCGCATCTGGAACGACGTCTACAAGTTCGTCAAGCGAATCTGGAACGACGTCGTTACCTTCGCCAAGCAGTGGATGATCCTTTTGCTAGGTCCCGCAGGTGTAATCGTCAAGTACCACAACGAAATCTGGCAGTTCATCCAGCGGATCTGGAATAAGGTTATCGACTTCTTCAAGAAGGCATGGGACAAAATCTGGAACGACATCAAAGGTGCATGGAACGCTATCTCCGGCTGGTTCTCCACCTTCTGGCACAACGAAATTCATGGCTGGGAAGCTATCTGGAATAAGGTTATCAACTTCTTCAAGAAGACGTGGGACAAAATCTGGGGCGACATCAAAAGTGTATGGAACGCTATCTCCAACTGGTTCCACAACTTCTGGGACAGCGAAGTTCGTGGCTGGAAAAAAATCTGGAACGACGTCGTTAACTTCTTCCACACAATGTGGGACCGTATCTGGAACGGTGCGAAGACCGCTTGGAACAACATCATCGGCTGGGTGAAGCTGCTCCCCGGCCGCATTCTAAACGGCCTTGAAGGGCTCGGCACCATGCTCTACAACTTCGGGCACATGGCGCTGACCAAGATGTGGAACGGCTTGAAGAATGTGTTCAACGACGTGTGGAACTGGTTCAAGTCCCTGCCGAGACTACTGCTGCACGCGATCGGGATCCACTCGCCTCCGGACTGGGCGATCCAAGCAGGCAAGCACATCATGGGCGGACTCCTGCATGGCGTCATGAGCCGCAAGCACGAATTGCTGACCCGGATGGCAAACATCAGCCTGGGCATGGGAGGTGCCGTCGGTGGCGGTGTAGAACGATGGCGTGGCTTGGTAATGAAGGCTCTTAGTATGGAGGGCCTGTCTGGGTCTTTGGCTAATCGAGTGCTGTACCAGATGCAGACCGAGTCCGGGGGCAATCCTCGCGCCATTAATCTTACTGACATCAACGCGATGATGGGCGACCCGTCCAAAGGTCTCATGCAGGTTATTGGTTCCACCTTCGCACGCTACCACTGGGCTGGGACTTCGTGGGACATCTATAACCCGCTGGCCAACATCGCCGCCGCGCTGAACTATGCCAGGAACGTGTACGGCCCGTCGTTGATGTCAGGTGGAATGGGTATAGGTTCTGGGCGCGGCTACGCTTCCGGTGGAATTGCCGGTGGGCTCATTCGCGTTGGCGAACACGGCTCGGAACTGCTGCGAGTCCCACAGGGGAGTTATGTATACCCGCATGGCGCCACCGGCCCTGTGGGACCGGCTGACGGTCGGCCGACAGTGATCAACATCTACCTCGACGGCAGAAAGATAAGCGGTGCTGTCGTTGACATGGTTAAGGAAGCTGTTCGCACACAAGGTGGCGGCAGCGTCGAAGTCGCATTTGGGAGTTACTGATGGCAGGCAAGTTTGAATCGTACGCAGCTAACAGCGCTCCGGCAGATGCTGACTTGCTCGCTAGCGTTGACATTTCCGATACCTCGATGTCAGCGAACGGTACAACCAAGTCACTGACGCTAACGGCACTGAAGACCTATGTGAAGACTGGTCCGGCGTTCGCGAACTCGCTGCCCGCCAACCCGGCCGCCAGCGGAAGCGCTTCTTTGCTGATGATGGGTGTGGGCGGCACCTGCAAGATCACCCCCGGGTCGTCGGGGAAGGTACTGGTCACGGTCACCGGCACAGTGCTCGTCAACACCGCAGCTAACATCCTGGCCACATGGGGTGGTCGGTTCGGCACCGGTACCGCACCCGTCAACGGCGCCGCGGTCACCGGAACCCGTTTCGGCGGCGCCGCGGACTACAACACTCAGACCGCGACGGCCGCGGTGAAGGTACCGTGGGCGCTCACGGACCTGCTCACCCTCACCCCGGGTACCGCGTACTGGTTCGACCTGGCGCTCGCGACCGCCACTCCCGCCGACACGGCGCAACTGGTCAGCATCTCCTTCACGGCACTGGAGATCTCGTAAGGAAGGGATGACTGGACATGGCAGTCCTTCTTGACGAGGCTGGCAACCCCATCACGGATGAGGGTGGAGCCCAGCTGCTTGATGAAGCTGCTCCACCTGCAAGTCCTTTGTCGATATTTCCTATGAAGCCAAGGGTTGAACTGCTCGTCAACGGAACTTGGACCGACATTAGCTCCTACGTTTACAATCGGGACAAGATTCATATTACGGGCGATAGAGGTCAAGAAGGCGACAAACCGAACCCGGCACAGGCAACATTGACACTGAACAACCGAGACGGCAGGTTCTCTCCTTCCTACACGGGTGGTGCATACTACCCGTACTTGTTGCGTAACACTCAGCTTCGCGTTTGGCATACTGCTACCTCCGTTACTGGGAACTACTACAGCGGCCTCCGCTTCTGGGGCGAAGTATCTAAGTGGCCACCGCTGGCAGATCTTTCGGGCAAGGACGTCTTCGTCACTATCACTGCTTCAGGTCCGTTGCGTCGAGCTCGTTCTGGTGGCGGCAAAGGCTCAGCACTGGCTAGGTACTACGCTGCTTTGACTGGCAGTTTCTCACCGATAGCTTATTGGCCCGCCGAGGAAGATCCGTTTACCACCTTGATCGGTTCCGGTACTCAGGGCGGTCAGAACATGACCGTCACGACCGGAACACCTAAGTGGAAGGCGATTAGCGACTTCAACGGCTCTGGCCCGATCGG